AAGCGTGTCTTCCAATAATATCGTTTTTGGTAAGCTCGGATAGTGGTTTAAACTCTTTTGGGAGTTCTACCTTACTAGCATTTGAATCAACTAGGATTTGTCTTGTAGCCCCTACTAGTGAGCGTAGCTCACTTATCTTGTCTTGTGGTGCATCTATCTTTTTGAATAGGCTAAGTAGTTTAGAGCCTCTAGAATCACAAACCCAACAGTGCCAACTCTGATAGTGAGTTGAATTCTCGTCAAAATTGATTTCGAGTTTAGGTTTATGGTGATGGCATATAGGACAGGTATGAGCCTGATTGCCTCGAGCAGTAGGTTTACCTGGTCCTAAAACGGAATTGACTACGTTTACAACTAGTTGATTTACCATATTGTGTAAGATACGAAAAGTACCTTACTGGGCAAAGTCTTTTGTGAAGAATTTTCCGAGGATGTTATCGTTATAGAACTCCTCTGGTTTTTCAAGCACTGAATAGACAAACAAATATTTTGTCTCGTAGTAAGTTAATAACTTTTTTGAGGTAGCCAAATGTAAAATTTCACGTTTGAACTCATCTTTTTTACCCTCTTTTAACATAGCTACAATTTCCTTGTTTGAACCATAATATGTTTTCCAATCTGATTCATTCATTGCTAGCTTATAGGCTGGTTTCCTACCAGCTACGTGAGCATACTCTAGTAATTCCTTTTTGGTGAGTTTTACTTTCTTTTGATGAAATAAAACTTTTTTACCAATGTAGGTTTTGCCTGTTGGTATATGAACAACCCTATAAATGAAACCAAAGGTCCCTTCAGGGAAGGAGGAGAGTGCCTCCATAGGTTCGTTTTTATAAGTCCACATAATTTATTTTATTTTTAAGCTAAATATGCTGGGATTAGATAATCTGAGCCATTTATATTGACTCTTAACCAAGCATCTGGTTCACCTAACCCTGTAGTATCATTAGCTGTATTAGTATAAATAGCATCAAGTCCTCCTCCACCTGAGGGGGTTCGAGTACTTGCAAAAGAACCTGAATTGTCTACTTGCAATTGATTAGTATGAGTTAATCCTGATACTCTAAAAGTATTCCCACTAGTACTAACTGATACAAATGGTATACTTTGAATCTGAGAAGTACTTGTAGTTTTAACAAGATAATTAGGTTGGTCATTAAAAGATCCTCCACTAATCCCACTAGTACCTCCTGGAGTTGAAACCCCAGAGGTAGTAGTAGTTCCTGAAGTGCCTGCTGTACCTGTGGTACCTGCAGAACCTGCAGAACCACTAGCTCCACTTACACCTGAAGTACCTATTGTACCTGAAGTGGCATTAGAACCACTTCTCCCACTTGATCCAGAAGTACCTGATATTCCTGAGGTACCTACAATTCCAGTAGTCCCAGAGGTGCCTGCCGAGCCGCTAGCTCCACTTATACCTGAGGTACCATTTGTACCTGAAGATCCTGCAGTACCAGATGCTCCTGAAGTTCTACTACTTCCAGAAGTACCTGATGTTTGAGTAGCTCCTGAAGTACCTGCTGTACCTGTAGTACCTGCAGAACCCGCAGAACCACTTAACCCAGAAATACCCGAAGTTCCATTAGTTCCTGAAACCCCTGAGGTTCCATTATTACCAGAAGTACCAGCTATTCCACTTGTACCCCCTGTAGCATTTGATACTCCTGAAGTTCCATTAGTAGTACTTGAAAACCCTGAAGTAGCAGGAAGTCCTGAAGTACCCGCTGTACCTGTAACTCCTGAAGTACCTGCGGTACCAGAACCCCCAGATATACCTGTTGTTCCTTGTGTTCCTGATGTTCCGTTAGTTCCACCTCTACCAGAAGTACCATTAGTACCTGAGGTACCAAACACACCTGAAGTACCTGAAGTACCGGATGTAGTACTTATGCCTGAAGTACCTGAAGTACCACCTGATGTACCTGAGGTGCCATCTGCTAATTGGTATACTTGTCCTGTAGTTTCATTAATTACTAAAACATTATAGCCTGCTGGGGTGGGTGCTGTAGGGGTTTCTGCTAAATTAAGAGAGCCTGTAAGGGTAAAACTACCACTTAAATTAATATCATACTCATAAACCCCAGTAAAAGCATCTACACTTTGAGAAACATGAGGGGCTTGTATAGTTTGTCCTGTAACTATACCATCGTTTGATAATACTCTCGCTGCCATTTTATTTATCTATATTTACAAGTATGGTTAAATCTGTTGTATTTGAAGAAGGCAACGGTTGAGATAACTTACCTACTGCTAATAAATTTTGATTATTATCATATAGACCTACTTTAGTAATATAGGGAGAAAAATAAGATCCGGTTAAACTACTATATAATTCACCTCCACCTGGTTGATAGAAAGTGCTACCATTTACATTATAAGTAGAACCACTAGTTTGTGCTGATGGGTTTAAAGTAGAATTAAATTCACTTTCTCGTATAGTACATTTATATTGAGTTTCATAAATAGTATATGAACTAGAGAAAGAACAAGTTATTGGGGTACTAGCAAATGTAGTAATATCAAAATCCAAAACTGGGTCTCCGTAAACTGATGTTCCATAATATGAACCTCCATACCCATTAATTCCTCTTGAAGATGTGGTTATTATAATCATACCATGAGTATAAATTACATTACCACAAGAAGCAGTTGTATTTTGTTGGAATAATATTCCTTCTCCATCATCTACTAAAGTAACACTTCCGGATTGAAGTATCACAGAACCAGGTTGTATATAATCCCCAAAAATTTTAGAAGGAATAGATATTACAACTATATTATCACCAGATCCTGTAGGAAAAAATCTATTAGGATTTAAAGTACTCTGTAAAAAGTTATCATATAAAGGTCCTTCAGCGTTCCCAATTAAAACATCTCCTGAACCAGAAGGTCCTGCTCCTGGAACTAGTACTGGAAGTGATCCACTATCAACTAAACTTGAAGATAAATTATTAGAATAGTATAACTGTTTAATAGAGTTATACACTAAAGCTTGATATTCAATATTTAAATCTCCTGTAGTAGATTGGCTAGTAAACCAATTAACATTAGTTCCTACAAATCTATCAATCCCAACTAATTGACCATCAGAACCTGTAGCAAATTGAGATGAAGGGAAAATAAAACCTTTGTTAACCGTAAACGGTGTAACAATTATATCAGAGGCTAAAAATTGTTTCCAAGCACTCATTCATTAGAAGTCTAGCTTAACGCGGATTAGGGCTTCTTTAGTGAAGTCTTTAACTAGTGGTCTTGATAATTTAGCTACAGCTAACAACTCGTTTGCATCATTATATAAACCTACAGTTGTGATATATGTTTGGGGATTATTAATGAATGTTGAATAAATTACCTCACCAGTTGAACCGGAAATAAACGATGGATTAGTTGTATAATTAAATTCAGCGTTTTGGGGTCTTACAAACACATAGTCTGAAGTAACATTTTCTTGGGAATTTAAAGCAAAACTAGCCCCAGTCTTAATTCCTGCAAAAATAATTTTGTTATTAAGACCATTAGCATTAGCGCTTCCTGTAAGATATCCTAAACTAATACCTCCATTAGCTATTGGTAAATCTAAAGCTTTAGAATTTAAAAGTAAAGTACCTAAATCTGGAAGGAACCAACCATAAGATCCTGAAATTGTATATCCTGCTTGAGTTGCCCCTGTTGGAATTCCTGCTGTAGTAGCACTACCATTTGAACCTGAAATAATTTGGTATACACGAGTACCATTAATATAAGGTACAACACTTACGTCATTACTATTATCAGTTAAGTATACACTATTACTACCACTAGTTAACTTTAAATTCAAAGACCCAGGTAATAGTGATTGTTTGTAATTAGCTCTTTCTACAGAAACTATATAAAAGTTTGATTGAGTAACATCACCAAAAATAAAATTAGAATTTTCATCTTCTAAAATTAAATTTCTATATTGACCATATAACGTACGAGATGGACTTAAACCTAGAATGGCTGAATTATAAGCTGTAGAACCTGAACCATATTGATCAGCAAATCCTAAATAGAATTGAATAGCAGCTGTTTCTTCAGTAGAACCTGTTTGATAAACTGCTAGTACATAATCACCCTGTGAACTTGCTTCTTGTGTTGAAGAAGTAAAAAATGTAGTTAAAGTCGTATTATTATTATACCAGCAGGGAGCTGTAATCGAATCAGCTGATACTAAAAAGTCGGATGGAGTAAATCTTTTAAATGACATAATTAAGCTGATGTTTTAGTAATCGTTACTGGGATAGTGATACGAGCACCTGAATCTCTACCTACAACTGTTAAAGTAGCTTGTAAGAATGAATTTGAACCAAATAATGTATTAACTGTAGTTGCAGTCATATTAATTGTAGTACCCACTACTGTTTTGGATACATTTGTACCTACGGTAGTTGTTGAATTTAATGCAACAGCATCAGGAGTATTAACTCCCACTCCGTTAAAGGTATTAAGTGTTCTAACATCTGAGATAGTAGCAGTGTAACCTGATGATTCAAATGTTGTATTACCACCTAAATAGTTTAATGTTTGAGGTGTAATAGCAAGTGAAGCACCTTGTTTTAGAGTAATTGCTGAGTATCCTAGATCAAGTACTGGCATCTTAGAAGTTCCACGAGGTAGTGTAGTTAACACATACTTCATTTCTTGGGTCACAAGTGGAAATGCCTCTAACAAAGGCATGTTTTCGATTGCTTGACCGTAGTAAGCAGAACCTGATGGGTTAGTTGGATTATAAAGTGTATAATCGATCTCATCATCAGATAAAGCAAACTGAGTGATTTGGAACGAACCATCGTTTTTAGCGAGTAACTCTCTACCCTTATCTGTAAGGATAGCATCTACTGTTACTACTGAGTTATTTAAATATCCCATTGTTTAAATACGTATTTTGTTATAAATATATTATTATTTTGAATTTTATTGATTTTTAGGATTAGTTCCGTAATTTTCAGTTATAAATGTTAAGTTGTTTTTTATAGTAGGGGAAGCATTAGGCATAATGATATTACCCTTTCCTACACCAGACAAGGTTGCTCCATTAAATAATACAAAAGTGTTATCAGTAATTGCTTTCCAAATTAAAATGCCAGCATTATCACCAACAGTTTTACCTTGTCTTGGTGGGGGAGTAACTTCAAAACTATTAGAAGAAACAACTCCAGAACTAGTAATTTCATAAACACCATTTCTGGTTAAAGGGTGAGTATAACTACCATCTGGTAAACTACTAGAATATCCAACGTTTACTGGAAGTAAAGTACCTGCTACAGGAGATACCATATTATAATAATAACTCATAAACCATCTATCTCCTTCACTCAAACTAGCTGAAATAGTTTGAATCATATCAGTTCTTGAAATAGCACTTCCTGAGATGTAATTTCCTGAGCTGTTTGTGGTTACAATAGAAGCACTATTAGTAAATGATACAGTAGAATCATTAGCAGTAATTATAGCCTCAAAAGTCGAACCACTAGGAATCATATAACTACTAATAGTAGGAACCCCAAATTCAGCTGTTATTACTCGAGCTGTATTAGGAATATTAGCTGTAGTTGTATATTGGGTAAACTGAGGTTGAGAATTTGGAATTACATTAGCTTGTACTATATCCCCAAAGAAGGTTGTTAAAGGAGAAATTACACCCGCTGATCCAGTATTATCAATATTTAATATTTGAGATAATTTAACAGCACCACCTCCAGCAATTTCTGGGTAGGTCCCACCACCCCAAGCAAATTCATAAATTCCAGTATCAAAATTATTTACTGAAGCATATCCTAAAGTAGTAGCTCCAATATTAGAATTTTGATAATTTTGTACATCTAAAGAGGCTGAAGTTGAGGCAGTATTAAAATTGTCTGTTGTATTTTTACTACCCCAGTATCTTATACCTGAAAATTGGTATGAAGTATAGTTTGAATCAGGTACATCTGCAGGGTAGGCTGATCCGGAAAGGATTGCTTCAAAATTTACAGGAGTTAATTGATTAGTATTATAATCTACTTGTTGCCACCATTTACTAAATCTATTTAACTCAGAATTGTTAATTAAAGGATTACAAGCACTATTGTAAAAACCAGCAGGAACATAAGGTTCTAATAATATTTGAGTATTAAGATCACTACTAATATTGACAGGAAAAGGAGCCGATTGATCCAAAAACCCAGTCCCTTGGCTTGTTATAGTAAACTCATACCCATTAGATTGAACTACTGTTAAAACATAATAGTTAGCTTGCTCACTAATACTTAAGATATCTAATTCAAGAAAATCTTCACTATTATTAGTTAAACTAATGTAAGCACCAGCAGCCCATCCTGTAGTAGCACTTAAAGCGGGGTTTAAACTTATAGCAGGGATTAATAATTTAGTTGCGTTAGGAATGTAACCTGTTAAATCTATACCATTATCTGAAACTTTACGTATGGTTACATATTCAACTGTGTAAGTATCATAATAAGTATTAGGAGAAGTTTCTCTATCAGTTACTCTATTAGAGTTCCACCACAAATTTAATCTACCACTTACGGGGGTAACTCCTAAAAATGTAGTAAGAGGAACCTGATCAGCACCACTACCTCCATCATTTCCTCCACTACTATTATTAGTGTAATGTACTATATCATAAGATATAATAGTAGTGTCTACTTGTTTATAGGGATTACACTCAGTATTTAATTCCCCATCTTCAACTACTAAATTTGAACCACTATATTCACCATTATAAAATTCATCTTGTGAAGAATGTAATACAACATCAACACCATAAGGATTAATAATACTTTCTGACCAACTTTGAGTTAATCCATAAACATTAGATAAACCATTATCTAAATAATATGGGTTAGTATTTAAACCATTTAATTTATTAACTGAACCTCCAGCACCACCAGAAATAAAAGCAGTATCAATCGAGCCTGAATAGTCATATATTGATGAAGTTACCTCAGGTTGTGGGTATTTATTTCTTTCAAGTAAGTTTTGTTTGATTACAACTCCTGAAGCTAAACTTGTTCTAGCAGGAGTGAAATCCTGTATCATTTTAAATAAAGAGTTATCAAAATATTTAATAAGTCTTATATAATCTGTAAAATCATAATTAGACTTATATTTAATAAAATATTCGTCTCTTAACTTATCTAAGGCAGGATATGAAGTATCTTGGTTAAATCTTTGTCTTGGGTCTCCAATATAGTCTCCCATATTAAAATACCCAAGTGAATCCATAATATCATCATTAATTTCATTTTGGGGTGAAAATGCTACCTCAGTGTATGTAATATTAGGAGTATAACTACTTGAAGCTGGGACAGTTTGTTGGATTGATCTTAAAGCTGATAAAGTGTCTCCTGAAGGTAATACTGAATTAACTATTTGTATCTTATTTGATATAATATTTTTAATACCAGCAGCGGGCTGGTCCATGTATACTGTTTCAGTATTGTTAGTAAAATTATTACTACCTAAGTAAAAATTACTATCATTAGCAAATGAAGAAGTAGCAACCCAAGACCCAGTTACTTGGGGGTGGACTGAAATTGGCCCAGTGTATAATTCTCCACCTAAAGGGGCTCTAAAAGCTAATTGAGAAGGAGCACTATTAATTCCTAACCCCTCTATAGAACTAGGATTCATTGTCCAATCCTCAAAAGTATATAAATCTAGGGTTGAAGTATAATATCTAACTTCTTGATATGAACCCGAGAACATATTATAGGTTACATTATTACCTGTAAGAGTAATAGAATCAGTTTCACCTCCAAATGAAGAACTAATAGCAACAATCCAGTGACCTCCACCACCACCATCAGTATATGATGATGTAGCTAAAAATCCGATTTGAGCCCCATCATCACCATTATATATGTTACTACCAGCATATAAAGTAAAATCATTACTACCAGTACGAGTAACCATCACCGACCACCAATCTCCGTTAAAAAACGGGAGATAAACACTAGCTGAGGTATTCATACCGTCTGCAGTGAATTTTAAAGTAGCGTATTGATAATATGGGTCTACTACTGATCCCGAATAAGAACCTGTAGTTAAACCACTTCCAGTGTATTCTAATACAATTGCAACTTCTGAACCATCACCTAAACTCCATAAACTTTGAGAAGGAATAGCTACAGCACTTTCTACAGGCCCTGATTCTGGGGCTTTAAATCTAAACTGTAGTGTGTTAGGAACATTATCAGGTGAATTCCAATCCGAATTAAGAACCCATTCAGAAGCTATAGTTTGGGATGATGCTGAAGTGTCTAGTTTATAATTATAAAAATCCCTCCAGTAATCCCAATCATTAACATTATTTTTATCTTTACCCCCAAATTCAGCTACTCTTAAAATAGTATCATCAACACCATAAAGTGAAATTAAGGTTTGTAAACCTGTAACAGTACCTTTGGTTTTTAAAAGATAGGGTAAATTATGGTATATTCTTTTATATATAGATTTTTCAATATCATCTAATGGGATCATTCCGTTGTTAGATGATGTTACATAAGTAGTAATCACCTCAGACCCAGTAAGAGGTAATAAACCGCCATCAGGATTAATTCCTAAAAACGCAGAAAATACATCAGCAGATGAAAAATTATTTTGGTAAATATTAACTCCTAAATCTCTAATAGCTTCTGCTATTAAATCCTTAGATACTCCATAATCTAATCTATTATCAGCATTATACTTATTAGTAACATCTTTATAATAAATCCAAATATTATCAAATAATTGTCCAATCATATCCATGAATAAGATATATTGGGCATTATCTGAATTATTTCTTATATATTCAGGAATAGAATAATATATATAATTTTGATTATCTCCATCGTACAAAGAAGCCGTTAATATTTGACCTCCGTAATAAGCATCGGTAGGATTAGTGCTACCATACCAATTAAGAACCTCTGTACTCCCCGTAGAATATAGGGTGTAAGGCTTAAGTGAATTAGATTTAGGCCAAGCATATGAGCTACTATTATAGTATAAGTAATATTCATATTCATCAAAATTTTCAATGATAAAATTAATATTACTCTGTAATATAGCTTTACTTGAAGAAACCTGAATGTTATATGTTAAAGAATCTAGAATAGTTAATTCATTACTATAATTTTCAATTTGTTGAACTTTATAATAAAAATTACTTAAACGAGTCTCAGCTGAGCTGAAATGGATAAAGTTAGAATAGTCACTAAAGTCAATATTAATGTCTATTCCTTTTTCTTCTAATAAAGAAAAATATTGTTGTTGAGAAGAACTTAAAGATGAACTAATAATGCTGTTATAGTTCTGTAAAGATGTAGAAGCATTTATTTCGTCTTTTAAGTTGAGATTTGTATTAGGGCCCTTTAAATATATAGCATCATCTAACAATACAGGCTCAAAGGGAAATTCAACTTGAAATGATGCAGGATCTGAGATTTTATCTACAATCCAAGTTTGAGATTTTATATCAAATTCTGTAGGTAAAGGTTCATATAACTTTACTAAAACACTATAATCCTCAGTAGTATTATCTAAAAGGAAATTATTAGCTATTACTATGTTATTATCTCCAAAATTTAAGTAAAAATCATCTAACTGTCTTTCAAATCTACTAGCAGTAAACTCACCAGAAAGTAGACTCAGTTGATCATTATTTAAATAATTAGAATCTAATCTTAACTCAGTCCTATCTGATGAGATTTCAGAAATGTAAAAAGGAGTATCAACAGATGAACTGAAAAAACTTCTATAAAAATTATAGTTAATAATATATTCTCCTATATCAAAAAGATATAAACTTAAATCCGCTACAGGATCTATTTTAATACTATTTAAAACAAACTGAGGGCCTAAGTTATTAGAAGAATCCTGATAGGTTTGGTAATTAATAAAGCCATAATCTGAACCTACAATTTGATTATTTAAATCATAAACAAATACTTCTATATAATCAGTTGTAGGATTAAATTCAGTACTTACTTGTGTAGACTGAATAAGGAGCAGATCATCAGTATTATACCCTTGTTGAGTGGGTATAGTGTAATTAATAGGACTAACTATAGGTTCAGACATTACTATTAGTTGTTAAAATACTTGAAATTTCTTGTATCTGTTGTTGGAGTTCTAGATTTTCTTGTCTTAACTCTGTTATTTCATCAATTAAATCCTGAACACTATCAGGACTTAAATCTATACCTATATAAGCAGCACTTTGTTGTACTAGGTATTCATGAGAATTTATACTTCCAGATATAGGAATATTGTAAAATAAATTATTATATTGAATAAAAAACTCATCTATATTAGGTAATGTAATAGAACCAGTATTTAACCCAGTAGAAGGAATCAACTGAGTGAATTGAGTGTTTATAGTTTTCCTATATTGCTCAGGGTTAAATAATATTCTGGAAAATGATATTTTTTCGGCCATTACCCATTAATAACTTTAAAATTATAATTACTATCTATTACTTGAGTAGTACCTCCTATAGTAGTTTGTATCAATATAGTATAATATCTTTCGGGTTGCAAGCCATTCATATAAACTGTGAAAAAGCTTCCAGAAGAATCTGCACTAATTTTAGTGTAATTAGTATCAAAGTCTATTATATACTCATTAGTATTTAAATCCTTAATAGCCCAGTATGAAGAGCCTGAAGGTAAATAGTAATTGTTAGTATAAATAGATGAAGTTTGGAATACAATGGGTGGGAATTGTGGGCGACAATCTACTCTAAATTGTTGAATACTTTGGCTATAAAAAAATCCATTATTATTCATAATAGAAACATATGCCTGAGGAGTATCTAACACTGGGAATGTTGAGGACCCTGTATTCCAAGATGAATCATCCCATTTAAAATCTAAACATGGGGGGTAAATTGTATGAGTATCTACTGAATAATATTGAAGTACAGGTTGTATATTCTGATTACCATTAAATTCAATATAGTAATTTCCTAGGGGATCTTCATATGAGGCTGAACTTTCCCATTTTACAATAAATCCATTGTTGTAAATTTTAGTATAAGCCCCACTTAAGTTCTGTGAAGCTGAGAACCATGCTTTTATAGTATCTGTAACATTGACTTTTAAATCTTTATCAGAATGGTAACTAAAAGTTTGAGTTCCTACTAAATCTAAATCAGGCAAATCCGAACCAGTATACCATACCCCTCCTCCTCTATTATTTCCAGAATATGAAGCTGTAGTATAAGGAGCTAAACTAGAAGTATCACTTGGCCATCTTTTACCATTTTGCAAAGTTTGCCACTCCCAGCTTACTCCATTAGTAGTAATAGGAATATCTAAATACTTACCAGTACCCATACCCCAAGATCCTGAAATGGGGTAAACATATAAACGAGAATCTACGTTAATACCTTGAGCAGTTGCTATAAAACATCTTAAATCTACATCCCAACTAGTTCCATTTCCTTTAGTTAAAATAAGATTATCTATACTACTAGAGTCAAATTGTATTAAATATCTAGCTACCTGAGGATCACTTTCAATAGCAAAGTTTAAATTAGATAAATCTAATATCTCATCTAATCCCGTATTCATTTGAGGGAATAGAGAATATATTGTAGCGTCTTTTTCTGGGAAAATTTTATATACTGCCATGTCTTATAGATTTACTACTTTACCTTGAATATCTTGATCAGGATATTTAACTTCAAAAATCATAGGATCCACTGAAGGGTATATTATATTATTAATGATAGCACCTTTTAAATCATATGCATATTGTGAGTATCCTAAAGAAACTCCAACTTTATTAACTATTTCAATATTTTTAACAGTTTGTACCCCTTCAATAGCATCTAAAAGAATGTATAAATCTCTTAAAATAATAGGTTGATTAATCTGCCAATTATTAAGATTAAAATATGTTTTTAAAGCATTTATACATAAAAATAACACATTATTAGAGTTATAATTAGGTAGTACTATAATTTCAAAGTTTACACCAATATTAACTATAAATGCATCTTTTATATTTATAAAATCATTTACAATTCTATATTGTGATAAGTAAGTAACAATATTTTGTTTTAAAGCAGTAGATGCTGTGGTTAAATGTTGATTATTATCCTGACTTAAAACATATAAGTCTACAGTAGAGGGAAGCTGCCCTGGAAGGAGATTACCTGCTTTTTGAGAATCTGCATATATTTTAGATACAGTTCCATAATCTGAGGGCATGGAAAGGGCTCTAACTAAGTAGTCATTTTGAGTTACATTTCTTAATTGAGTTTGAAATTGTAACAAAGAATTTTGTCTAATTTGTTCTACACTATCCCCATCACCACCACCACTAGCAGCTGCTGGGTTATTTGTTGCTACACTATTAAAAACATAATTGGCAACAGTAGCATTTAATCCATTATTTAAAAAACGAATGGTACTTGTATTTAAACTAGTTAAAGTATTAGCTGGGGCATTTGCTGTAGCTCCTCCTCCTGTTAAATATCTCACAGTTAAAGTTGTATTTACAGGAGCAATTCCATAAGTACCAGTATACAAGAAATTAGAAGGATCAAAAGCTGTAGTTAATTTACTTTGTTCATATGGTAACCCTAAACCCACATTATCAGGGTTAGGAGTAATAATTTCAGCAGTATCTGCAGGATTGCCTGATCCAAATTGGATTTGTAAAGTTATACTATCTAAAAAACGAGTTACAAAACGTTTAGGTTCTTTTCTGTATTTTAATAGATAAGGAACATTATTCCCTGCAAAGTTAGGATCATTAGTATTAACATTCTTTACAGACATAGGAACAAGTTCTTGCCCCAAATAAGGCACCTCGTACCAATTATTACCCTCAGTATCAGTTACATCTAAGATTCCAATAATATTAGCTTGATTTAAGGTTACTGTAGGGAATGCTTCATAATTACCAAAGCTGAAAGTAGTAGTATTAATAGTAGCTGATATTGCTTTTCTGGTCTTCTTTAAAAGATAATATTCAGGATTACCCCCGTTAATACTATAAACTGAAATTTCAGTAGGATCTAATGAACTTGAAAAACTAAAGTCAACACTATCTTGTATAATAAAAGAAGGTCCTCCTGAAATATTATTATTTACTACAGTATTTTCGGCTAAAGTAACGCAATAACTAAAATCAGGATTATAAGGAGAAACTGCTAAAGCAGGGATTTGTTGATATATATCTAAGTCTACTAAAGCAGCACTAGTAACTTTAGGTTTATAGCCTAACATATAAGCTAAAGAGAATAAATTTTTATTTTCTCTAGCATATTCTACAAAAGTTTCTTCTATTTGGTTATCTAAGTAAAATGACATTACATCTCCTACGTAAGAAGCCATTTCCATAAACATCATACCTACTGATGAAGGAGTAAAATCATTATAAGTACTAGGGAAATACGTTCTAGCATAGTTAATTAACGTATTTCTAAAAGTACTAAAATCTTTATTTAGATAATTTATATCTCTGGTTACATTAGCCATTTTAAGCGAAGTTAAATTGTAAAGTATCGTTTATACCTGTGTTTCTAACATTATAAACTATAGTTACTTGTATTGTATTATAATCCTCAAATCCCGTTACTAATACTTCATTTATTACTACTTGAGGAAAATATCTTTCTATATCTAATATTACCATGTCTTTTAACATAGTAAGATTATCTTCATTTATAGCTTCAAATAATCTAGCTTGAAAATTACTTCCAAAGTTAGGATTTAAAGGTCTTTCTCCAAAATTAGTTAAAAAATAATTAATTAGATTAGATTTAATTGTATCTTTTGTAGTGTAAGTAGTCCCAAAACACCCAGGCTGATTAAAAGGTAAAGAAATCCCAATCCCTACTGAGGGTTGAAATTCTAAAGGAGATATTTGCCTAGGGTTAAATGCCATTATTTGCCTCCTTTCATTAGACCCATAATCATATCTAAACCTACATTACCTTCTGGTAATTTAGTTCCATCCCCAGTAGTGTTCATACCTGGGGCTACTTGTAAAGTATTAGCTGCTATGTTTTGAGTTGTAAAATTAAGAGTATCTTGTCCTCTTCTCATATCACCCATAATACTTTCCATCAGAGCACGTTTTTCAGCTGCTGATTTTGGTGGGATTTGAGTGGTAGGAGCATCAACAGTTACAGGATGCATCTTGTAAGCTTCCTGAATTGGTGCTTTAGGAGCACGAACTGCTTCCAAAAGGATATCTTTTAATTCCTCTTGGATAGCTTCTCTAACTGCTTCTTTGATAAATGATTTTAATTCACTGGGTTTCATCTGTTATAAATATTGAAATTAAAAAGCTTTTAAATTGTCTCGGTCTATAATAAACTTAAGTTCATCAATAAGGGTCTGGGGGTTTGCGGTAAATGAAGATTGGCTGCGTAAAACTGTTATACCTACTTGATTTACTGCAATGGCATATCGTTTAGGGTATTTAGGGTTTTCTAAATTTTCCAATTTGATGGCAAAATTAAACCCTTTATAACTTGTTTCTACCTGCCCTTGTATAGCCACTAACTCAGCATTAATTAAATTATAAGGAACATTTTGCTCTTCAGCACATTTTTGTATCAAACCATCTAAAGCATTAAGTAATTCTAAAATAGAGGTTAATACACCTGCTAATATAGCTGTTAAAGATTGTATAGTAGACAAACTTATTTGACCCTTATTAATATTAGTTTGTATTTTGTTAATATTAGAACTAAATGTATTAGCTACTCCTACTGTTATAGGAGGTAATCCTAAGGGGGGAATACCAGTTGTAGGATATGGAATATTTTTTAAAACTGTTAAAACTGCATTTAGAGCTCCTAATAAAGTTTGAAATATATTTATAGAATCATTAGTAGTAGTTACTACTTTATTAGCATTATTTAATATAGTAGTTAACTCATTTCTTAAATTAATTATTACTAAAAGATTTTCTGGTGAAGGGCAACTAGTAGCCCATTTAGTTAATTCTTGTCCTCTTTTACCTTCTAATGCTTTTTGTACTAAATGAACTCCAAAAGGAGCTAATAAATTTAGTACATATTTAGGTAATCTTTTAGATAAATTAAATGTAAATTTTCTTACTCTTTTAGAAGCTTGAGCTGAGGGAGTCGCAGGTTGAGGTTTAGGGAGTTCTTTAACAGATTTTATAGGAGCTGTTTTATTGATAATTTCAATATCTTGTAAAGTTTTACTTTGTAATTGAAATGGGGGGATTAAAATTATAACTCCTAGATTATACAAATTTGTATCACCGTTTACTTGAGTAGTTTCAACTTTACTAACTACAAAGCTAGTTAAAGTTAAAGGTTGAAATTCATTTTCTTTAGGAATTATATCTAATCTTAATAATTTAGATTGAGGTGATGTAGGAGTATAAGCCTTATCAGTGTTTATATTAAAATCTAAAGGAAGTTTACCAAATTCAACATTAATATCAATTATACCATCTTCTTGAATAGGAATAATTTTTTCTCTCCCATCTTCAAAAAAAGCAGTAACCTTAGCATTTCTATAGGGTTCACCACTTTCAGTTTGAATTACCCCTGTATATAACCAATATTCTGTAGTAGTAGCCATTATCTAGTATAATTAAAATCAGATTTAATTTTAGGAAGTAATTCTTGTAATTGACTTATAGTATTATTTAACTGGGCTGCTGATGTATTAATAGGTTCTAATGGAGCACCTGCAGGAACCCCAACTGCTAAAGAACAAGCTTGAGTAAATATAGATAATTGTGTTAATAATGTATCTAACATTTTGTACAAAGTTTGTCCTTTTACAAGTGGTTCTTCTGTAGAAGTTGTACCTAAAAATATTCTAGGGCTTATGGCAACAAATTCCTTAACTGAGTCAAAGTTAATACTGCCTTGTGAATTAAGATTAACTGATTTGTTACCGTAAATAAGAGTATGGTCTGTTTGGCTATTAATTATAACTCTTCCTGAGTTTAAAATTAATTGATTACCCACATACTGATCTGGGGATGTGGGGGCATTTGAAGTGTATGAATTATTATATCTAACCCCGGTAGATAATGGAATTTTACCTTGTTCTGTTAAATATATAGATGCCTTATCTCTATTTATATCCTCAGGAATACGTTCCCATCCTGGGAGAGTTAAGTTGGATGGTTGTCCATTTCTTATAATAGTAAGGGGATTAAAGTCACCATTACTAGTGAAATTTATAGATTGACCAAATCTTCCTTCGTAAGATATATCTCCTAACTTATAACTTAATTTATAATATTTTTTGGAAGAGATTGATGGGGGGGTTGTGATATTAGGTTGTTGATTAGGAACTCCTAAAGATACTAAAGAATTAGGTAATTTAGAATTAGTATCATCCCCAGGAAGATTAGGTTTATAATAATTTAATAGTTGACTCCCCCATAAATTAATAGCGGATATATAATAAAAATTTATTTGAGTAGTAACATTTTGAGCTTCGTATGAAGGAAGTATTAATATATAAACTACCTCATTAACTAAAGGATATTGGTTTATATTAGGATAAAAAGGTTTAGCTTTAAAAATCTGGGGACCATTTTGAGCTAATACTGGATTTTTAGGGTCTACAAACCAAATGGTTCCTATATCTAGTGGATTAGTATACCCCTTATCTTCAGGACTTAAAATAACCGAAGTAACTAATCCTGAAATAAAAAGATCTCCCATAGATCTAGGAGAAATTTTACTAGAGACATTTTCATTAGTAAATCCTTGAAATCCTTCTTTAGCAATAGCCATTATTATTCAGATTTAAACTTGCTTATCTCATCAAGTAATTGTTGTTTTTCCTCATCTGAAATGCCTAATGCACTTTCTCCACCTTCACTGTTCATAGCACGTTGTGCTAGGGCAGCCATTTTTATTAGAAGGTCATCGTTTTTAACTCCTATTTCCATATATTCTTTAATTAATGGAACAATAAGAGTAGCATCACCAATTTCTTCAATCATAGGTTGAAGTTCCTTGATAAGAGCAGTTACCTGCTTATCCTTTTTTTGTTGGTTGTTGTAAATTTCCTCTAGAAGATCTGAGAATTTTTTCTTACCAAATACTATTTTATCAAACTGGCTCATAGTTATAAATACTAGGTTATTTAAAATCTACGTAACCGTGCTCTAAGTAATATATATAGTTGCGTTTGAATATATCGTACAGTTGATTTGCTATTTTAGTAATTTTAGGTGTTTTAGCATCAACCTGTTCGCGTATATAAATGTATAGAGCTTTTTTATTAAACACATCTATGTCTTCTCTTTTACGGAATAGCTCCAAAATTGCATCAGCTATTTGAGCATCTTCATCTTTAGCGAAAAGTTCAAAGATATTTTCGGTACAATATTCTGTGTATAAGTCTATAAATATAGAAAGTTTATCTTGGTGTGGGTCACTTGCTGTATTCTCGTCTATAACGTATGAATGGCGCTCGTCTTCCTCTACTCCT